CTGATTATTCATCTTTGATCCTACGTAACTATTCAACCCTTATTAAAGATATTATTTCTTGGGGTGGTGAAGATGATTTAAGTCCAGAGTTTGGTGCAGTGTTTACTTCAATTTTGTTTGAAGATGATGTAACTGATCTTACGAAAGATTCTACAAAATCTGCAATTATTGAATTGGCCAAGCAGTTGTCAATTGTGTCATTTAATTTAAGATTTACTGATCCAGTTACTACTTATGTAGAAATGGAAGTATTTTATCAGTTTAACCCTAAGCTAACAGACTTGACACGCAACGCTATTAACACTCAAGTAAGAGATCAAATTTCTTCATATTTTGATATTAACACTGGTAATTTTAACCAGTCCTTTAGACGCTCAAATATGCTAGCAGAAATTGATGAATTAAACTCTGCTATCCTATCATCAAGAGCTGTTGTAAAGATGCAACGTAGATTTACTCCTTCTTCACCTAACCTAATTAAGGTGATTAATGATTTGTCTATTGTACAATTAACCGACGATCAAGTAAACCATATTGTAGAATTAGTTACTTCTCAAAAATTTGATGCTGCTGCAAACTATATGGTTAATAATAGTTTAACTGACCAAAACTTTACTGCAACTCGAACAAGACTATCTGAAACAAGTGTTACAAATTCACAGGCATTAAGATTTCCTGCTGCAATAGCGATCCCTGATGATGATACGTATACTATTAACAGTAGCCAATTTACATATGATGGTAAAAATTGTATATTGAGGAATAAACTATCATCCAACGTTATTCAAATCGTTACCTCTGCTGGTGATGAGGTTGTACTTGATAACATTGGATCTTATGCTGCAAGTACAGGTGTAGTGACAATTAATTACTTTAACCCTTCAAGTATTGCTGCTGGTGAAACACAAATTAAACTATCAGTACTTCCAGCAAACCAATCAGCGATTACACCAACTCGTAATGATTTGCTTGTATACGATCCAGATAGAACAACCGTAACTGCAGTAACAGTAAGCGCAACAAACTGATGAAGAACTTAAAAGATAAAACAAAATTAGATAATAACCGGACACTTCTGAACTTCCAAAGATCAGAAGTGAATTCCGTGTTACCTGATTTTTATCCTGCAGAATACCCAAATCTGTTAAAGTTGTTTGAGGCGTATTATGATTGGATGGATTCTGATACTAATCCATCTGGTAAAATCCAAAGGTTGTATTCATCTAGAGACGCAACTCAGGTTCCAAGTGATTTGCTACAATATCTTGAAGATGAATTGCTTCTTGGTCAAGCCTACTTTGGTGGTTTCCAAAATAAAAGAGAAGCCATTAAGTTTTCAAATACTCTTTACCGTTCAAAAGGTACAAAGTATTCGATTGAACAATTCTTTAGAGCTTTCTATGGACTAGACCCTGAAGTAAGGTATCCAAAGGAAAATATTTTTAGAGTTGGTCCATCAATTGATTATACTCTTGATAGTTCAAATACTGGTGGAGCTCAAATTAAAGCTGAAGCTTCTAAACTTGGTCCGGAAGACAACAAGTATATTACAGATGATAAATTATACCAAGTTATGTCTGTACTTGTTCGTGTTGGTATTTCTGTTAAAGACTGGTTAGAAATCTATAAACTATTTGTACACCCAGCCGGTGTATATATCGGTGCTGAACTCTTAATTGAAGTTGAAAATACTAATTTGCTTTCAACAATTCAAGAAGATGAAGGCGAAGAAATACCAGAATTTGTTGCGGTTGCTGCTGATGCTACTCTACCAATTGAAGCATTTACAAGCGTCACGATGATCCATCCAAGCTCTGGTGATTCAGCGTTTAGATCATCTGTTGAAACAATATACGCACAAATTGATTCTTCAACTACACTTTCTGATGTAGATGCGGCTTACAATGTAATGATGACACCGAACTCACTTACACTTGATGATAGTGATACGGTTGTATTCTCTAACAGCGGTGATTCTGCAGACAATATTGTTACGATTAGAATGGATAATCATACCTTTGATACTCAATATGACTCTGTCTAATGGTATAAATACTTAAAATTAAATTAAGCGGGCTAAAATATGGCTAAACAAACGATTAATACTGGCAGCGCAGCAAATGACGGAACAGGTGATACACTCCGCCAGGCCGGTGCTAAAATTAATGCTAACTTTACTGAGTTATACAGCATCCTTGGTGATGATGTAACTGGTTTTACACGTCTTACTGATAGCGGTCTTGATTTCGTTGGGACTGACTATGGTAATAAAGTAAAGATTGGTTATACTGAAAATGTAGATTCTACAATAAGCATTGATTTCCCTGATTCAGCCGGAATAGTTTTAGTTTCATCCGCAACACAAACCATGACAAATAAAACTATTAGTGTAGATGATAACACTATTTCTGGTATTGTTGCTAGCAGTTTTATTTTATCAAATGCTTCTGGTAATATTGATGGTTCTGCTGCACAGAAAGCTATCCCTGCAGGGATTGTAGTTGGTACAACAGACACTCAAACTTTGACAAACAAAACTCTTGTTGGACCTACAATTGAAAACGCAATTTATCATGGTCACATTAAAGATTCTGATGGTGCAGATATTATCCATTTTACAAAGACAGTGTCTGCAGTAAACCATTTAGACATTTCCAATGCTCCAGCGGGAACTTCTCCATCTATTTCTGTTGAAGGTGATGACACGAATATTAACCTTTCGTTGTTTGGTGCTGGTACTGGCACAGTTAACACGAAGAAAGTATCATATGGTAAAGCAACTATATCAGCTGCTGGTAACGTTGACAACCAGAATACATATATTAGTTGTACTGCTTCCACAAACATTAGCATTAATGTTAGTAATGGAACAGTTGACGGCGAACTAAAAGTTATTTCACATGACGGAACTGCATCAACAGTTACTGTAACATTCGATGCCGGATCTAATTTTGCTCAAGGTACAACAATTGCCTTGGATCCAAATGATACAGTCATGTTAATTTGGAACAACTCAACAACAGAATGGAATGCAATTGGCGGCTACGGCTACGCAATATCTTAATAGGAAGAAACTATGACAGCGATCATTACTCAATCATTAAAAACACAACTATTAAGAACGATCTTTGATGAGAACGAAGGTGTTTTAATCGGCGACTCAGATAACAATTACTATATTGCGATTGGTCGTTCACAACAATGGCAGGCTGAAGATAATACAGATCTTGTTCCTGATCCAGCTTCTACTGAAAGAGAAGAAAGACTTTTCAGATATAACATGCAATCAATAAAAGCTGCTGAAGGTTATTCTTATGTTGTACCATTGTATGACTGGACAGCAAACACTCAGTACCAAGCATTTAATGATAATGTTGTAGGCCATCCTGCTCAATCCTATTATGTAAGAACTGCTGATAACAACGTTTATCTATGTTTACGTACTGGTAAAAACGACACTGGTGTTACACAGGTTTCAACACAAAAACCTGATCATACTACAACAGCATTACCAATTGAAACTGATGGTTATGTCTGGAAATATCTGTATACGATTTCAACAGCAGATGCTAATAAGTTTTTGACCACAGCATTTATGCCACTAAAATATGTTGATTCTGACACAGCTGTTGCTGATCCGACACAAGCTTCTCAATGGGAAGTTGCTAAAGCAGCGCAGGCTGGAGAAGTTATTGGTTACCGAGTTACTGAACCAGGTGGGCCGTACACTTCACCTCCTGCAATTACTATTGCTGGTAATGGTACAGGTGCCACAGCTAGAGCAATTCTATCTTCTACAGGCTCCATTGCTGCGATTGAAGTAGATGATTCTGATGGCTCAGGTAATAAAGCATCTGATACACCGTACGCTTCTAACTCTTACTTATTAGGCAGAAACGATGGTACTGCACCAGGTGGATATGGTCATGGTAAAAACTATGATTATGCAGACGTAACAATTTCTTCTTCTACTCTTTCTGCTGGTGGTACTGAAGCAAAAGCAGTCCCTATTTTTGGACCAAAAAATGGTCTAGGTGCTGATGTAAGAGATGATTTAAGAGCATTATCATTTATGTTCAATATCAAACCTGAAGGTTCAGTTGAAAATAAATGGGTACTTGACCAAGGGTATAGACAAATTGGTATTTTACGCAATCCATTAGATAGTGCTGATGGTGTGTTGTTTACAGGTACACAAGGTCTAGGTTTAAATAGAATGACTTTAACTACTCCTGCTGGTGATGGTAATCCTAATAATGGTTATGCAATTTCATTTGACCAAGATACAAAAATCACAGGTGGTACTTCATCTGCTCAAGCTTGGCTGGACTATTACGATGATTCATCTACTTTGTGGTATCACCAAGATGAAAATACTGGGTTTAAATCTTTCCAAGATGGTGAAAATATTACGGTTGAAGGTTATTCAGCTTCAACATTGACATTAGATTCAGCACTTGTTGCACCAGATTTTGATGTATATTCTGGCGATCTACTCTTCATAAATAACTTTACTGAAGTTACAAGAGATCCTGACCAAACTGAAGATATTAAAGTTGTTATTAAACTCTAAAGGTAAGACATGGCTACAAACGTTACGCAGACTACATTCTTAAGTCAATATAATGATGATTATCGTGATAGCGATCATTATCACCGCATTCTGTTTAATAACGGCAGACACCTGCAGGCGCGTGAACTTACGCAAATGCAAACCATTATCCAAGAGGAAATGGCTCGTATTGCAGGATACCTTTTCAAAGAAGGTGGTATTTTTAATACCTCATATGGTGCATTAAACTCTGGTTTTTATGGTATTGACTACGTAAAAGTTGCAAGCTTACCTGTAGGTTACGCAACTCTTAAAGGCACAGATATTACAAATGCGGCTGGAGTTAAAGCTACAGTAAAAGATGTATTGCCAGCAGATGGAGCTGATGCAGCCACTCCTTATGTAATCTATAAAACATCCAATAACCTTTCTGCTACAAATACAACCAGCCCTAAGATTTTTGCTCCCGGTGAATTGCTAACGTATGACACTGGCGCGATTAGTGGAACCATTAGTGTACAAACAACTAACACTTCCACAAACCCAGCGTTTGGTAAAGGTTCATATGTAGAAGTCCCAACGTTTACCACATTTGTTGCTGGTCATTTAGTTGTATGTGAGTCGCAGAGTTTAGTTGTTTCAAAGTATAATAAATCACCAACCGCAGTGGTTGGATTTAAGTTAACTGAACAAATTATTTCAGCAACAGATGATATTGCTCTTTATGATAATTCTGGTTCTACACCTAACCTTACATCTCCAGGTGCTGATAGATATAAGATTCTATTAACTTTGGTTAAAGAATCAGACGTTACTTCTGGCGAAACATTTTATCCTTTGATTGAAATTAAAAATGGGGTTTCGACTGCAGTACAATCAAGAGATAATCTTTTAAATGAATTGGGTACATTAGTACATAATAGAACATCAAATATTAATGGTGATTTTGTTTTAAGAAACTCTCAGTTTGGCCAATTTAATTTAGAAATCCATGATGATAGTGATGATGACTATTTACAATATAAAGTAGATGGCGGGGTTGCATATGTTGGTGGCCGTAGGATTGAAAAAAATAAATCACAGACAATAAGGGTTGAAAAATCAAGATCGACTTCTACTGATCTATTAAGTGTTTCGCCAACATTTTCTACTGCAGAATATGGTAACTATATTCTAGCTGATAGTTCATTTGGTCTAATTACTAAAGTTACTAACCTTGAAACTATTAATCTAAAAGATGCTACAGATCACGGTGGTACTACTATTGGTACTGCACGTTTGCGGAATGTAGATGAGTTTGGTGATAAGTTTAGATTCCACGTTTTTGATGTAAAAATGGATTCCAGCGGTGGTACACCATACAGCATTTCTCAAGTTCAAAGTATTGGTACAGACGCAACAAACTTTGCTAACACTGTTGAAATTAAAGGCAGAGTTGATATACAAGATAAGTATGCAAATGATTTGCTATTTGTTTTGCCAGATAGTAGGACTCAAGAATTACAGAATGTAACTGTTGCAGTACGTAAAATTTATACGGATACAACTGATGGAAGTGGTGTCGCTACATTTACAACTGGATCCAGTAATGTATTTACTAACCAAGAAGATTGGATTGTACAAGTCAATAGCACTGGTGTTTTGTATTCACCTCCCACTGTTTCTGGGACACCAACAACTTCAGCTACAGTAACAGGTCTTCCAAATTCAACTGCTGTAAGCATGCTGGCGTATGAAACTATTTCAGCAACACTAAAAACTAAATCTTTGCAGACAAGCCAATCAAGTGGAAGTATTTCACTTGTTAACCGTAGATTTAAACTAGATAAAGCAGACATCTATAAATTTAATAGTGTAACTGATGATGCAACTGGCCAAGACATTACATATAAATTTATTTTTGACAATGGACAAAGAGATAACTTCTACACTGTTGGTGGCGGTAAACTAAAAAGTGGAGCTGCAGCACCAAGTGGAACCATTACTGTAAACTTTGATTATTTCTCACATAGTGCTGGTGATTTCTTTGGTGGTAGAATTTCTTACCCAGACATTGAGTTTAAAAACATTCCATTCTATACAAAAGCTGATGGCCAAAGAGTCAGATTGTCAGATGTTATTGACATGAGACCAGTGAAAAACAACACTGGCTCAGGCTTTACTGGAACCGGTGCAATTAGAACAGTACTGCCAAAAAATACTGGACTTATTACAATTGGAACAGCAAAGCATTGGGAACCCCGCATTGATATTATCAGTATGTCACCTGATGGAAATTACGTTGTAAATAAAGGTGCGACTAGACATAACCCACAAGATCCAAGTGTTTCACCTGCTGATTTACATTTGCATAGGATTTCTTTGCAACCATATACTATGAACTCAAGAGACGTGTTCTATGAAAAAGCCTTTAATAGTGGATATACTATGAAGGATATTGAAAGATTGGATGACAGACTAAACAATCTAGAAAATGTTACTTCTTTAACATTGGCTGAATTGGAAACAAATAAAATCACTGTCCCTGATCCCAATAACTCTACATTGCCAGATCGAGTTAAGCTTGGTATTACAGCTGATGGTTTTGCTGGAAATCTACAATCAGATGTTTTAGATCCTGATTATAGAGCAACTTTGAATCCATACCAAAATCTAATGACAACATTAAATTATCAGCGTCAAACTGGATTAACATATGATTCTGATCAATCAACATCTACTATTTTAAAAGGTTCTACAATTTGGCCTAAATACACAGAGGAAGTAATGATTGATCAAAGTGTAGCTTCAAGAGCAATCAACGTAAACCAATTCGAAATTTCAAAATCAATTGGATCTGTTACGATGACTCCTAACGTTGATACATGGCAAGTTCGTAAAAAGGTTGACGCTAGCTATCAGGTTGCATCTTCAACTTCTTATCTACCAACTGGGTCAACTTCGGTAAGCTCACAGGGTAGTAACGGTACAGCATAGGAATATAAAATGCCATATATAACAAAAACACATACAGCAACTGGAACAAGAACAGTCTCAAAAGATTTGGGATATGAAATGTTGCCTGTCTGTAGGCCAAATTTTATATTTTTTAAATTTACAAACCTAAGACCTAATGTACCGCATTGGATCTTTTTTGATGGAACTGATGTAACTAAGTGGATTAATACATCATACAGTTATAATGACTATGCGGATTTGGGAAGAGACTCTACACTAAAAGAACCAGGTGATGAATACATTAATGCATCTGAATTTCCTGGTGTACTAGGTGGACCTACAAATGGTGGTAGCGGTTCAATTAATAGTAATTCTGATGGTACTCTTGAAGGTGTGTTTTATTTGCAAAGTAACAATACAACAAGTTTTAGTACTGGTAAAAGAATTTTTACAGCCATTGATATTAGTATATTGAACAAAGAAAAATCATTATCTTTTGCTGAAGGCCAATATAACGCAATTGGTGAAGCACAATTGTATAATGAGTATACTGAAAGCTACACTTATACATATACAACATCTGTATATTATAGCAATGATAATGGTGGTAATAATGGGGGGTCCATTTCAACTTCATCAAGCTCTGGTAATACTGGAAGCACATCATCAAGCTCTGGTGGTGGATATTCTAATCCATCATACGGTGGAGGCGGTGGCTACAGTGGATATGGCGGCGACTATGGTGGAACCGTTGGTGTTGGTGTTTCTGCAGAATATAGTGGCAACGGTGGATATGACGCTGATGTGCATGGATCCAACGCTGCTGGTAATGGCTGTTTCTTAGCTGATACTCCAATTGATATGGCAGATGGAACACAAAAAGCAATTGCTGATCTACGTCTTGGTGAATATACTCAAGGTGGTATTGTTACTGGTATCCATGTTTATGATGGTGCACCTCTATATGAATACAATGGTGTATATGTATCTGGTACACACTATGTTATTGAAGAAAATAAAGCAATTATGGTTAAAGACACAACCGCTGCTGTTAAAGTTGCGGATGTCTACGGACTATACACAATCGATACCACTGGAAGAAGAATCTTCTCAAATGGAATCGAATTTGCGGATCATAACGGCGATGGCGTAATTGTTGACTTCTTTAAAAATATGAAAACAGGTTTGCCCCAAGGCGCCTTGGTTCAGGAAATCGAAAATCAAATCACTGCAGCACAGCTATAAATATAGTAAAAAAATAGGATTGCATTTATGACTACTGGTGTTTTACAACTTACCGAACAGCTTAATCCAATGGCTCAAACATTTAGAGTCACTGAAAAAAATGGATCAGTGCTCACTGCTATTGGTTTATACTTTCAAAGCGCACCATCTGCATCTGATGATCAGCTTCCTATTACTATCGAGTTGCGACCAGTAACAGAAAATGGAAACCCATCAGGTCGCAGATTTATTTCTGGTACAAGAGTTTCTGCTTCTGCTGCTCAAATTCGAGCGGTTGCGAATACATCATTTGGATCAGCTACTGAATATAAGTTTACATTTGACCAACCTCTTTATGTTCCTGGAAACGTGGAATTAGCTTTGGTTGCTTATACAAACGCGAAGGTTGGACAATATAAAGTTTGGGCAGGTAAGATTGGTGAACATGTTTTTGGTTCAACTACTGAACTTGTTTCTCAGCAACTAGCATCAGGGGTATTTTTCCAATCCTCAAATGGTACAGCTTGGTCAAAAGATCAAGAAACAGATATTGCGTTTAGAGTTTATAGAGCAAAGTTTGATACAAGTGTTACTGCAACTGCATACATGAATACAAACTTGCCTTCTAAAAAATTACTTACTGAAAATCTATACACTGATGCTATCACTAAGTATCCAGCTGAGCCTTTAATCTTTACAAAGGATAACTCAAAAATTAGAGTCATCCATCCAGGTCATGGTTTTATTATTGGAGATAAAGTAAAAATTTCTTCTGATTCTTCTGGTTATGATAGTGCAGATACAATTAATGGTATCCCCGGCAGCGAATTATTAAGGACACACTCTATTGATTCTGCTGATCCATTTGGTTATACCATTTCTGTGACATCAACAGCAGATTCAAGTTTAAGAGGTGGTGGTACTAATATTTACGCTTCAGAGCAATATATCATCGATGACTTTGTTTTAAGTGTACCTAATATTGTCCCAACAAGTTCAGCTCTTTCTTTCAATGGTGATTTTACGACCATATCATCTTTTGCTGGAAATGAAACTGCATATGCAACAACATCAAATGTATCTTTAGATTTGAATAAACCAACTAAGTTTAAAAATCCCCATGTGATTGCTGCAAAAGAACAAGAAGACGATGCTACTAAATTAAATGGTGATCCATCTACAGTGATTAGAGCAGTGTTTACAACTACAAATGAATACGTGGCACCAAGCATTGATTTGCCTACATCCAATTTGAAAACTCTTGCAAACTTTATTGATTATCCTCAATCAGACGATTCATCTGCTTCAAACCGTAATAACATTACTACTATTGATTACGTGGCAGAAACCGAACCTGATGGGGGTACAAATGCATCTAAACATATCACTATCCCATTCCAATTAGAAGAATCTGCAACATCCATTAGAGTTTATATTGATGCAATTAAACCTGTTGGTTCAGATTTTACAGTATGGTACAGAACAATTGATACCTCTACTAGTGGATATATTTTCGACAAAAACTGGGTTGCGTTTAGTAAAAACATTAACCCACCAAATAGTTCAAACTATTCACAAATTGGAGAAACTGATTTTTACAGACAATTTGAGTTTAATGTGTATGACCTTCCTGACTTTAACACATACCAAATTAAAATTACAATGAACTCAACAAACTCATCTTCTGTTCCAGAATTTAAAAATCTTAGAA